TTAATTTTGTTTTGAAATAGAAAAATCTAGATCTTGGTGACAAAAACCTCCACACCCCCATTTTAGTGACTATAAAATAATAATTTATGTTTTGAGTATAAATTATTATTATTTTTAGATTAAGAATCTAATTCAAATATTTGATAAGTAAAAAAATTAATAAGTGTTAATCTAGTTGCTGTAAGCCATGCCACCCATGCCGCTCATGATTCTTAAGACGTTGTAGTTGACAGCGTATACTCTGACTTTGGCGGTCTTGGTGCCTGTGACGGTGGCGTTCGATAAGACAAGTTGGAGTGTGGCGTTGTCAATGCGCGAGAAATTGCATGTGCCCGAAGGTTGGTGTTCTTCGGGGCGGAGGGCGAACGAGTAGACGTTGATGCCGGTGTCTGGGTGGCGTTTGTGGTGTTGGAAAGGTTGAACCAAGTCGAAGTATGTGCCTTCACGCTCCGAGAAGCGGTCTTGGCCATTGAGCATGAGTTTGGCTGTGACGACTGGATTTTCGCCCCAGCAGTGCATGCCGAGGGCGGTTTCCGAAAGGACGAATGTACCGGCATCCGATAATCCCGATACAACACCTCCATCTTCGACGTTGAAGTATTGGGGGCCACTGCTAAATTGCACATCCTCACCCGACAAGCCGATGGCACCTGGACCATCGTTGAACATATGGACCATAGGATCGCTCGAAACCTCGCTGATGTATTGATCAGTGCCGGCGATGCTGTCTCTGGCACCGAACGCGTGGATGGCGCTAGGTAAGACATCTAAGGCATCGGTGTAGTTGAAAGGTTGGGCACCTAATAACGAGCAAAGAGGTTGGCCACCTTCGACCGAGGCACAGTAGTCGACATTGTCATCAGGTTGGACGACCCAGATTAATTCCTTGCAAGGGTGGTTGAAGTTCAATTTAATTTTGTTCGACGACGAACCAACCGATTCATCACCAGTGAATTGTAATTGTTCGATTAAGTATTCGTGGGGTTGTTGGGCCATGCGTTTGCGCTCGTCGGTATCTAAGAAGATGTAGTCGACGTATAACGAGGCGGCAACAAGCGATTGCGAGTAGGCACTTGTGATTTTGCTAGCACCCGAAGCAGTCGAAGCTGTGGAAAGAGTCGACATAGCCCATAAGCATTCGTCAATAGGGCGGAGATCTAAGTTGATTTTGACTTCGTGGTATTGTAAAGCAATTAAAGGAAGAGCCAATCCAGGGTTTCTGCAGAACCAGAATTGTAAAGGTACGTAAAGTGTTGTTTCAGGTAAGGCGTTGCGAGGAGCGCAAACTTGGGCAGGGGCATCGCTTTCGCAAGGGCCATCTACGTTCGCGAACGAAGGATCGGTGATGTATGTTAAAGCGGTTGTGTGGCCAACCATTTTGTTGTAGCATACTTCTTGTTCCGAAGTTAATGTGAGTTGATTCCAGATGTGCATCCAGTCACCGTATTGGCGGTCGATTCTTTGTCCGCCAATTTCAACTTCTACGACCGAGACTAATTGCTCACCGGGGTAATCTAACCATCTGGCATATACCGCTTGGTCGGCGGCGCCAAGACTTTGGTTGATTTCAGGTAATGTAACTTGTAAGTATGTTCTGTAAGCTAAGTCGCCGTTACGCGAGATTGTGCATGTAACACGTCTGCCGAAATCCGCCATGCCATTGAATGTTTGTTCAATAGCTTCCATGGCGAAATTTGTGTGACGTCTGTATGTTACTTTCCAGAATGTGATTTGAGGATTACCGGTAAGGTAAACATCTTGCGCGCCGTATGCTACTAATTGCATCAATCCACCACCCATTGTTTTGTTATAATATCCCTAAAGAAAAAAAAAATAATTTTATAAATTAATTAAATAAATATTTCGATTCCCTTCATAATTTTAAATTTTCAAAATTTCTCTGCATGAACATTTGCAGATACTTTTTTTTATAATACTTTCTTTTATTGTTGTGTTTTTTTGACAAAGTTATAGTTTCATTGTTTTGAGAAATGGTCCACCCTTGAGTTAAGCACCTATGGATGAATAGCATTTTTTTATAAAGATTCGGATCAATTTCCATAATTTAAACTTTATTAGTAAATTAATATATAGATTTTTCCTTATTTATTACATAAATGTTTAAACCGAGATCGGATAGCAAAATCATCCTTAAAAAAAAAGTGAATACTTTGGATGATACACACGAAGAGTTTACTCAGAAGTTCTTAAACAATAAACAAAATATTCCACGAATAGAAGAACAAATTCAGAAGCTAAAGCTTAAAAAAAATCAACCCGGATTAGATATTTCTCAAAAATTAGCATGTGTTGATGAAATAAAGTCGCTGAAAAACACCTTGCGTAAGTACAAAAATGATCACACAGACTATCTTCTAGATAACTCAAAATATATATTTTCATATTTTGAAGAAAAAAAAAATGTAAGTCAAGGTAAAAGCAAAACAAAACTCCTAAATGAATTTTTTAACATTGAAACTAAAGAACAAGACAAAGCTAGTATAGAGAATAAAAACGAACTACTCAACAAATATATGCAAAATGTCGATCCCATGTGTTTAAACTTTACTACATATATTAATGTCCAAGATATATGCACAAAATGTCGCCATGGCGAACTTATATATATAGAAAACGAAGGCATATCTGTTTGCAATTCGTGTGCTAACTTTGTAAGAGTTGTAACTGACACCGAAAAACCATCTTATAAAGAACCTCCTAAAGAAGTCTGTTACTATGTTTATAAACGTATCAATCATTTCAAAGAAATATTGGCTCAATTTCAAGCAAAAGAAACTACATATGTTTCTGAAGAAATATTGAATAACGTAAAAAATCAAATTAGAAAAGAGAGAATTTCTTTAGATGAACTAACAAATGAAAAAACTAAAGAAATTCTTAAAAAATTAGGGTATAGTAATTATTATGAACATATTTCATTTATAAAAGAAAAATTAGGTATTAAACCCCCTGTTATGACCCCTGAACTTGAAGAAAAACTATGCAATCTTTTTTTACAAATACAAGCTCCTTATTCAAAATTTTGTCCTAAAGATAGGGTAAATTTCCTTAATTATTACTTCACTATTTACAAATTATGTGAGTTGATAAATCATAGAGAATTTCTTAGTTACTTCCCTATGTTAAAAGATCGCGACAAACGAATTGAACAAGATGCCATTTGGAAAAAGATTTGTCAAGAACTCAATTGGGAATTTATACCGACCCTATAGCTCCTACACACTCTCTACAATAATGTTTTTTTATTGCTCTTTGAACAAAACGATTTTTTGCACCAACACCTCCAACTACTAAAGCTTTAGAAAGTGTTGCATCAGCATTCAATGTTCCCGCTGTTCTTCGTAATTTAATACCTGCGTTTGCGTTTGATAACCGACGTCCACCATTAAAACCATTATTTACTCGATTGTGTGTGAGCGCCGGCATTATACTATTTATTTATAATTTAATTTACACAACAAGGAACCTCCACTTTCTTTGATAAATGTGAAAAACTAGGAGCAGTTGTCGCGTTTTCCAAAGCAACATAATGCTTACTTAAACCTGTGCTTTGTGCGAATTTTTTATGGGCGTCTACTTTACTTTTTAATATCTTACTAGATGCCGATGCCGCACCATTTTTGAAAAATTTTGTGTTTGAAAATTTGTTATATTTTTGCAATTTTGTCGGAACACCATTACAATCGTGATATACATTTGTAAAAGAATATCCCGATTCTATGTCTGTCTTTTTAATTGGTAAATTTTTATCGTATGTCCGTCCACGTTTTCTCAATAACTCTCTATTGCTAGATATGCGTTGTTTTTCTACACCACCACTTTTAATAACTTTTGGATTTTTTTTACTATGACAACACCCTTCTTTGTTCTCTAACATATAATCAGCTACACCTGAAAAACCAATACAATTATCACTGGGCGACTTTAAAGAAATTGTATTACCACCAGGGTTTGTATAAGTAGCCAGGTGATTTCCATAATATTTGGAAGTAGAATTTGCAGTGTATTGCTTTCGATAATGTACGATGGGTCTCGCTCTATGCGGTATGTAATTACTAGGTTTACTATTTTTTTGATAGGCTGCAGTAAGTGTAAAATACAACGGTTTATTTGATTTCCAACTCATCATTTATATATTACTTATATAATAATTAGGGAAACCCTAGGTTCTGCCTTACTTCCATCCTTGAGACAAACTCTAACATAAACGATGAACACCTCATTAAAATAAAATACTCTGGCATCTCAATGCACAAGAACTCAGTTTATCAGATCGTTTATTTTTTGATACAGGCTCTATTGTTGTGCGGGATATTTTGTTACATTTTGTATAGCACCTTTCTTTTTCTTTATTATCCAATGTGTGACTTGCTATTCCGGATATTCCTATGCAATTTCCAAACGACGATTTCATAGAAACACTATTAGCTCCCGGACTCGTATAACTCATCAAATGATTACCATAATATTTAGAGGTCGATGATGTTGTTGTAGCATATTGTTTTCTATAATGTCTCATTGGTTGAGATTTGTAAGCAATGTATTCCAGAGGTCTGACATTTTTTCTATACGCCGCTGTCTGCGTATAATAGTTTGCATTTGATTTCCAACTCAACATTTATATAAAATAATTCTACATATTAATTTATATAATAATATATTCATAATCATCGATAACTTTCGAAAAAAGCATCAAGAACTTTCTTGTTTTTTTTTGTATCTTGGTACCCTTGCATATACATTTCAATGAAATAATCATGGTTAGCTGGATATCTAAATCCTGATCCAGGTGTAAAATCTCTACCCCACATTGATGGATAAATGTTCAAATAAGCATTAATCTGTTTTGGTGGGAAAGTATTTATCCCTCCATCCATTATAATATTGTTTATAGGCATTCGTCTAAATTTACTTGTAATAAAAGGAATATATGAACTAGACAAACATCCATTAACAGCCTCATCCAAATTTGTAAAATTATACATAATCTGTGGTTTAAATCTAAGTAATCCTAATTTGGATACTGATATATAAAGCCTATCTAAATTAAAATCATCGCTTTGATAGTTAGTTAATATATGATTACCCAATCCTTCGGTCAATTCAGGTAATGTTCTTGCCTTGAACAATACATCTCTTGACAATAAAGTATTTAATACTTCTTCACTAGAATGCTTACATGTAAATAATAGCGAGTTCCACGATCCAGCAGATGCTCCTAAAAAAGAATATTCTGATACATCATAATTCTCTTTTATATACGATGATACACCTAGTGAATAGAATCCGGTTAATCCCCCAGGCGATATTGATATCAATGAATCATTAGGTCTACAAAAATCATTTACATTAATTATAGTAAATAAATTAAATATGAAATTAATAAACTTAATAAAATTCATTGTATTTTATTAGGTCAATATTTCTTTATTACACTAAAAAATAATCACACTATTATAAATTATTAAAATCTTAAAATCTTAAATCCGGATTTATGCAAATTTCTTTGTGTTTGTACACCTGTCCTGAAACACATTTATCATCTTTTTCTAGTTCAACACAGTGTCGGCTACCATCATTATCCCCTATAAAACAATACCCAGGATGTTGTTTTGTATCTTCATCGTCTATGTTGTTCAATATTGGAATATTCATCTTTATAGTGTCATTTGTTTGACCTGATTCCATTTTTTCTTTGAAACTTTCTACACCATATATGAAAAACTGTTTGAATTTCAAAAAGTCATTAGCAACAACCACATACAATAATAGAACTATAACTAAAACAAGAAGTATAGTTGATTGTTTTTTCATTAATAATATAACAAGAGATTTTTTACAGGATGGTAACTCGATTAGGTTTCCCCTAGAAAAGAGTTTATCGCTGTTATTTTTTCAACTGTTTTTTCAATGTTTGTTCGTTCTTCTTCAATATTCAAATAACCAGTATTTGGAGTTTGTTCACTTTTTTTTAACTCATTAAACACTCGTTTCATTATTTCTTCTACATCATAATCTTCCTTATTTGAAATGATCGGTACTTGAAAATTAATGTTTTTTACATTAATTATCACCTTACAAGCAAAAAAAATCAAATGTTTCCGTTTTTCTTTAGTACCAGGTTTGTAGTTAATTAAAAAAAGCTTAAACAAACTTTGTATTATTTTTTTTTGTATATCAAAATATACCAATGACTTATTCAAAATAACGTCCCAAATCAACCAAATAAAATCTTTTTTATGTGTTTGATTTACATTTATTTTTCTTTGTGTTACTTTGATAACATCATCATATTTTTTGAAGTACTGTTTACTGTATTGTAATATCCATTCCACCCAGTAAATCGTATTCCACAAATTTTTTTCTCCATTTTCCTTACTCAAACTGTAAGCCAATTCATTAATCGGTATGTATAATTCATATGGATCATCATCTTGAAATATTTCATCTACAAACGTCGTACTTGGTGCTTTTAACTTATTGGATAACTTTTCCAAATCAAAATCATTCGAGTCAATTATTTTTATTTTCTCAAATGTAGGCGTCCTGGTAGAACTACATAAAATTATAGCTATTTCGCAAAAAATATCGCGAACTTTGCTATTGTTCCTCATTGCCAATTCATAATTTGTATATCCATTGGCTAATATTTTCTCATAATTCGTATATACCATATCTAAATACACAGCCACTTTCGGATTTCCTACATTGATTTTGTTTGCATAAAATTGTATTATTATTTCCCATATTTCATTTACATGACCAGAACATAACAATTCCATAAACCAATAAAAAGTATTAACTACATTCGCTTGTTCAATTTCATTGATACAAGCAGATTTTACATCTGCTATTTTGTATTCAGAAAAGGTCCCTCCTCTAAAAGCAGCAGTGTTACGAATATCATTTATTTCCATTATTATTTAATTATTGTTTAAAATTCAGAATCTAACGTAAATACATCACCATCATTTTCCTTTGTCGCGAGAGCATATTCACCAACGCGCTTTTCGAAAAAGTTTGTTTTACCTTCAATACTTATCATCTCCATAAAATCAAACGGATTGTTAGATTCATATATTTTATCATATCCTAATTGGACTAACAGACGATCTGCTACAAATTCTATGTATTGACCCATCATCGCACTGTTCATGCCTATCAATTTACAAGGTAAACATTCAATGATAAATTCCTTTTCTATTGTTACTGCTTCTTTCACAATCTCATACACTTTACTTTGTCTATTTTTCTTTTGTAATCCATTGTATAACATAATTGCAAACTCTGTGTGCAATGCCTCATCGCGCGAGATTAATTCGTTCGAAAACGTCAATCCAGGCATTAACCCCCTTTTCTTTAACCAAAAGATTGAACAAAACGCACCCGAGAAGAATATCCCTTCCACACACGCAAACGCAATTAGTCGTGTTGCAAAATTTGCTCGTTTATCATTTATCCACTTGATTGCCCAATCGGCTTTTTTTTTAATACATGGGAAATTATCCAAAGCCTCGAACAACTTTGTTTTCTCTTCTCTGTCTTTAACATATGTCTCTATTAATAATGAATACATTTCACTATGGATATTTTCCATTGCTATTTGAAACCCATAAAATGCTCTGGCTTCACTTAATTGAACATCATTCATAAAACGTCCCGCTAAATTCTCCAATACTATCCCATCAGAGGCCGCGAAAAAGGCCAAGATCATTTTAATGAAATACTGTTCATTACTAGTCAAACTTTCCCAGTCTACGTTATCTTTTGCTAGATCGACCTCTTCACATCTCCAAAAAGATTCTAATGCTTTTTTATACATTGTCCATATTTCTTGATTCTTTATTGGAAACATTACATACCTATTATCGTCTACAGTTAATAGTGGATCGGTGAACACTTTTGACATCCTAAATATTATAGGTGAATATTTTTATATCTTCTTAATATTTCTCTTTTTTTCAATTTTTGCAATTATATTGTTTGTACGCAAACTCTTTTATTGTTATTATTATTTAAACCTTACTCAATAATAAAATATATCCACTATGAAAAAATATATTCCCAAAATAATTGAACACACTTACGACGCAATTGTACTAGGGGCAGGTGGTGCAGGTCTCCGTGCAACAACTGGATTATGTGAAAAGGGTTTGAATGTAGCTTGTATTAGCAAACTATTTCCAACGCGGTCACATACCGTTGCAGCACAAGGAGGTATCAACGCAGCATTAGGTAATATTACAAAAGACGATTGGCGTTGGCACTTTTATGATACTGTAAAAGGTAGTGACTGGTTGGGTGATCAAGACGCAATTCATTACATGTGCAAAGAAGCACCAACTGTTGTACTTGAACTAGAAAAATATGGTCTCCCATTCTCTAGAACTGAGGACGGGACAATATATCAACGTGCTTTTGGTGGACAATCCCTTGAATTTGGTAAAGGTGGACAAGCATATCGTACCGCGTGTGCAGCTGACAGAACTGGTCACGCTATGTTACACACCTTATATGGAAACGCATTAAAGCATGATGCTAAATTTTTTATTGAATACTTTGGTCTAGAGTTGCTACTAAACAAAGATAAAACTGCGTGTGTAGGAATACTAGCATACAATATTGAAGACGGAACCTATCATAAATTTAACGCAAAAAATACTGTCATTGCTACCGGTGGATATGGTAGATGCTATTTTTCCGCGACAAGCGCGCACACATGCACCGGCGATGGCAATGCTATGTGTTTAAGAAAAGGTATACCACTACAGGACTCAGAATTTATTCAGTTCCATCCAACCGGAGTTTATGGGGCTGGGGTCTTATTGACTGAAGGTTGCCGTGGCGAAGGTGGTTATTTATTAAATTCAAAAGGCGAACGATTCATGGAAAGATACGCACCAAGTGCAAAAGATTTAGCAAGCCGAGATGTTGTATCGCGTTCAATGACAATTGAAATTAACGAAGGACGTGGAGTCGGTGATAAAAAAGACCACATTTTACTCAACTTATCTCATTTACCTCCTGATTTATTAGAAGAACGACTGCCTGGTATATCTGAAACCGCTAATATTTTTGCAGGTGTAGATGTAACAAAAGAACCTGTACCAGTGATTCCCACCGTACATTATAATATGGGCGGCATTCCAACAAACTGGAAAGGACAAGTTGTCAATCCTTCTGGATACAAAGATGACAATATTGTACGTGGATTGTGGGCAGCTGGTGAAGCCGCTTGTACATCTGTACATGGAGCCAACCGACTAGGCGCTAATTCCTTACTAGACATTGTAGTATTTGGAAAAGCGTGTGCTGAAAATATTTACCAAATACACAATGACAAACCAATCGAAGATTGTGATGAAAAGGAATTACATCGCGATTTAGAAAAGTATCATTACTACAAACACAACTCCGGGTACAAACAAAATTCTCTAAATGTCTCAGACCTTAGATTAGAAATGCAAAATACTATGCAAAAACATGCTGGGGTTTTCAGAAATGACAAACTATTATCACAAGGTGTTGAAAAAATGCAAAAAGTATACAAACAATTTGAATACGCGTCAATTGATGATAAATCTGACACATTTAATTCAGAGTTTATTGAATTATTGGAATTAAAAAATCTACTGGACAACTCGCTCGTGACAATGCACAGCGCCAACTACAGAAAAGAAAGTCGGGGTGCTCATTCTCACGAAAATTACCCAAAACGCGATGACGATAATTGGTTGTGTCACACAATAGCAAAACTTACAAACACTAACGAAGTAAGTAAAACAGATGTATCTTTGTCTAAACGTAAGGTAATCTTTTCTACATTAAATAAAGAAGTTAAGACTATTCCACTTGCTCAGCGGGTCTACTAGGGGGAACCAAGGTTCCCCTTACCCCCTCCTTGAAAAAGGGTTTTATCTAGCACAAAAGTGGGGGAACCAAGGTTCCCCTAAGCCCCCCTCCTTGAAAAAGAGTTTATATCTAGCACAAAGGAGGGGGTAAGGGGGACCCTTGGTTCCCCTATTTAAAATATTTACTATGTATATACAACACATAATGGCGAAAAAATGTATTCCTGGAATCATATGCATTGAAGCATTCAACCTTTTCCTTAGTATTATAATTGTTGCGTTATTAATATACTTGTATCATGTTAATTACAGTGGCCAAAATTTAACCGAAGGACATTTTATCAGCTCCAATGCTCAAAACGAAAACCCAATCCCTAAATCAAACGCAATTAATGTTCCAACACAACCCATGTCACACCACTTTTCACAGATCGGAATAATTACAAATGATAACAATAATAGCAATACTATATTACCACTTATGGGAAAACAATTAATTACATCCAGAAATACATGGCAATATCATGGCATGAGCGACCAAAACAACTCCGTTAGATTACCATTATCTTTCAATGGCAAAAGTTGTATGGATGAATACGGGTGCGATGAACTCGTAAATGGCGATACAGTTTATGTAGAAGGATATAATGATACATTTTTAGTAACATTATATGAAAAAAGTGGTTTCATGTATAATTCATTCCTTTAGTAGATTTTACATACTCTTACTTACTTACTTAACGTTTCATTGTGCGTTTGGCCTTAGCTTTCTTTCCTTTGCTCTTTTTGGCCTTGCTTTTTGGCTTGGATTTCATTTTAATCCCACCAAATTTACCTTTTTTCGCAGTCCATCCATATTTTTGTAATCGTTTCTCTTTTTTAGCTGTTACATGTTTCTTCAATGAAACAATACGTCCATATTTGTTGTAAAATAAGTCCTTTTTTTCTAAACCACCGCTTGTTCTTTTTGCTGTACCATTGTAAACTTCACGTCTCGAACCAATTAATCTTTTGCCCATATTTATACATTAAACAAATATTTTTTATTTTACGAAGATTTGATTTAAAACGATTGTCGATTGTTTTTCTTTTACATCAAATAAATTTAGAGCTTTCGCATAAATATGGTTCATCTAATATTATCACTTTTTGCAGTTTTACTGGTTGTATGTTTTTGTAAAAACCTATTTGTTTAGACTGCAAAACGACCGCACTATCGATTGAACTTTCTAGAGCATTGTTTGTTTTATTATCTATGTAATTTCCCACATCTACTAGCGCTGATCTCAATATTGAACCCGCAAAAATAGAGTAACACGCGATTCTGAAACCTTTCCATTTACGTTCTTTCGGATATCCCATAAATCCACCAATCCCCTCAATTATATCCAATCTTGTTTCATGTTCTTCATCACCGTTTTTACTTTTTAATCCCACTATATGTTTATCATTTAAATTCACCTTACTTTTTTTAAATAAAACACGATGTGGTGCATTGATCATAAACCCTTCAACCATGCTCAATGAACATAAATATAATAATGTTGTAATCCTCATTTATTTTGGTTTACATATAATTTTTTAAAGCTTTTATATGTTTTTAACAATTGAATAAATTTAATGAAAAAATATTCTACTTAAATCATCTCATATTCAATTAAAAAATGTTGATTGGTTATTACAACATTCATGTCTGAAAGCGTACCTCCATATATAATATCTGGGTATTGATTACTACTAACATTGTTTAT